CTTGATGAAAGACAAAAAACAAATCAAGGTCACAGACAATCAGAAGAACAACATCGTTCTAATTATGGTAAAGCATCTGTTAGAAATATGAGAGCATTTGGTAAGGGTGGCAACGCTGCTGATCCCGCTGAAAGACTCGTAGCAATGGACGCAAGACATAAAGCACACAAAGAAAAACGTGGTGTAAAAACCAAAGGTATGAAAGAGGAGGTCAAAAGAGATGAGTATGGTGATCCAATGGGAGGACCTAAAATATCAAAAAAGCAATTAAAAAAAAATTTAACAGCAAATACTCCAGATGAACAGCACACCACAACAACAAGTGAAGCAGCTGCTTGGACAAAAAAATCTGGTAAGAATCCTAGTGGAGGTTTAAATGAAAAAGGAAGAAAAAGTTACGAGCGTGAAAATCCAGGAAGCGATCTTAAAAGACCTTCAAAAAAAGTTGGCAACAAGCGTAGAGCGTCTTTTTGTGCGAGAATGAAAGGTATGAAGAAAAAACTAACTTCATCTAAAACTGCGAATGATCCAGACTCAAGAATTAACAAATCATTAAGAGCTTGGAATTGTTGACTATATAATACAGTTAATTAGTTAAGATTATGTTATCATTTTTATTACCACTGGCATCAAAAATTATTAGTGATGCTGTAGATAAGATTCCTGACGATGCAGAGTTAGGAGAAAAGTTAATCGATATTTGTTTAGTTATTATTGGTAAGGCAGTCAAATTGACAAAAACAGATGCTGATGATAAATTATTTGAACAAGTGTCAAAAGCTATCAAAGCACGTTAATTGATATTTTTATAAATATCTAATAGAAATATGTTAATTAGGTAAGAAACATGTCGCTTTGGGGAACAAACGATAGTAAGGCATCTGGGGGCACCATAAAGATCAACCTTGCAACTCTAACAATCACTGGTGCTGGAACTAGTTTTTCAACTGCTGGTGTTAGCGAGGGTGATGTAATACAAATTGGTGCTGGACAAACATATGGGGAAGCGACTATCGCTAGTGTCTCAAGTAACACTGTTGCGACAATTGCTTCAACATCCCATATTACACCACATACTGCTACTGGTATAACAACTGTTCATGCTGGTGCTGCGATAAACATCGACTCAAGACCAATTTCATCTATTTGGGATACAAATTATGATAGTGCTGAAATATTTGGTGTAGATACGACTGAGCAAAGTGTTGCGAATGCTGGAGATTATTCTACAGGATTACAAGGACGTAAGTTCGCTCCTCCACATGCTGGATGGGTTGGAATACAAACCTACACAGATATGCACGGTAATCTAAGAGTTAAAACTGAAACACTTGTTGCTTCAAGTTCAATCGAAGGAGATGCTGCAGACGACGTTAAGTTTGAGGATAGCTAAATTCTAATATGATTTAATATGAGATTTGATGAATTGAATGAGAATAACTACATGTTATTCGCTATAAAATTTTACAATAATCCACATGCTCTTACCAAAGATGATTTTGAGGATGATTTAAAACGCATTAAGTATGTTAAAAGACTTCTTAAAAGGTATAAAAATACTGGAGTTTTAAAGACACACTTGATTTTAAATCACCTCATTGTTTTGTTTAATGTATTTGATGATGCTGCGGTTCCTTTACTTTTTTATAATTTAGAAGAAGATCTTTGGCCAGCGATCAAAAGTTTTCTCTTTTTTATGAAAAGAATACCAGAATATCCTAGAAGTCATATTCATGGTATACCACAGGATGAGCACTGTATAGAAGAGTTAAATTCAATCTAATGGATATAGATAAAGTTATCTCAATTATTAGAACTCTAAAAGAGCAACCTACAATGAGTGTGGGTAGTGGTGCGATTGCTGGAACATCGGAAGCAGGAGATGATCCTCCTGTAAGAAAAAAGAAGAAATATATCTACGGTGGTCGTGGATCACGTAAAATGTGGATACAACATTTGAAGAAAGATGGATGATAATAATAACGTTAATGCTGCTATATTAGAAAGACTTGAGAAAGTTGTTCAATCATTACAAGAAAACTCTGTAAAGATGGGACAACTTCTTGCTGTTCATGATGAGAAACTAACTAAGCAAGATCGTATTGATGCAGTCTTATTTGAGAAGATTGAACAGGTTCAGGAGAATTTAGATCGACATGCAGAGACAATTAAGAAAGGATGTGAGAGAGATATAAGACTTGTAGACAACCGTTTAAGGTTGATGGAGAAGAAAATGTGGTCAATATTTGGTGGTCTTGCTATAATATCCTTTGTTGTAAGTCCAATCGGACAAAGAATTATAAGACCAGTGTTGACTCCACCGCCAACTTCGAGTATAATAATAGAAAAATAGTATGTCCACATGGATATAATTGATTCCAAGTACATAGGCTTGGTGTCTTCACGACTTCAAAAGTTCAAACGAGTGAAGGCAGATTTATATAATTTTCGCTGTCCAATATGTGGTGACTCGAAAAAACATAAGAATAAGGCAAGAGGATATCTTTACCCTTTAAAAGCAGATATGAATTTTAAATGTCATAACTGTGGAGCTTCTTCGACGTTTAATAATTTTCTAAAAACAATTGATTCAACACTTCATAAACAATATGTTTTAGAGAAATTTAAAGAAAGAAATGTTGGTAAAGGTTCAATAATACCAGAACCAAAGTTTAATTTTAAGAAACCAGTATTCAAAAAAAAGTTAGATCTACCAAAGGCAATTGATGTTAAGATTGCGAAAGAATATCTTGAAAAGAGAAAATTAGATCCGAGTAAATTTTACTTCGCTTCCAAGTTTAAAGAGTGGACAAATAAGCAAAAGCAAACATTTGACACCATAGGTAGGGAAGAATGTAGAATCGTGATACCAATGTATGATACAGATCATGACTTGATTGGTTTTCAGGGTAGAAGTCTAGGTCCTAATTCTGTTAAATATATCACTGTGATGATTAAAGATGATGT